TTATGGAAGACTGAGATATTTTCTTAGCCCCCTATGAACCACAAATTTTGTTGTGCTATTTACTTTTGTTTTTAATCCGGTTCTATATACGAAATCAAAATTCCCCCTATTTTTTATTCCTAAAATGCTGTAATCCCTCATAGCGGATAAAGTTTCTAGCAATGTATCTTCCGTAAAGTCTCCTTCTGACATAAAGCTCATAATCTGATTTACTTTAAAAGTCGGACGCCCAAAGTTTTTAACTATCTCCATGACTCTTTTAATCTGCTCTTTTTTATCTGAGATTTTTATCTCATTCATCAATTCTTGATAAAACCATTCTGAATATTTTTGTTCAACACTTTTCAAATCATCTATAACGATTTTTTCTTTTTCAGGATATGCTTCCTTCAGAAAATTTAAGTAGCTAACTATATCTCTGGGACGACCAAAACTTCTTTCCATTAAAAACTCAAAAATTGTTTTTTCTCTACTATCTTCAAACATAAACTCATAAATCAAAGAAAGAGGCGTTTCTTTATACTCACCTGTACTATTCTTTATTTTATGTAAGACCATCTGCATTATTGGATGCTCATAGGCTTTTTTAGACCCATTATCAAACCAGCTAATATTTATACCATGATCTGTGGTTTGCTTGTTTAAATTATTCGTTTCCTCTTGTAATAGATCAATTATATCTTTTCTCAGTACTAGGCAAACTTTCGATTTATTGATTTTACTTAAGTCATTATTCAATCTATCAGCAGAATAGATCATGTTCTTCATCAGGGATAAAAAATATTCAAATTTAATACTTTCTTCAAATTGATCCATATCGTCATAAAAGATTACAATATCTTGTTTTGATTGTTTCAAAATTTGAAATAATAATTTTTTTAATTCTGGTACCTTTTCATAATATCTAGAAGCTGTTTTTGAAAAATTCTCTGATTCAGAATACTTTATACTACTGTCACCTGTTACATTTGGATTTTTCGAAATCTGATACCCATTCGAATTGCTCACTTCAACGTTATTGCCCGTAACTACTGTATCAATTTTATATATTTCGTTTTTTAAAAATCTCTGCATTTCTTGAATTTTATGTCGACTTAATATTTTTCTGAGGTTTTGAAAGTAATATTTGGGTTTTATCGAATAAGAATTATAAAAATCAACTAACGCTTGACCTATATCTAATAAAAAAACATACTCCCAAAATAAGGAATTTTCTTCTCTATTTATTTCTGCTTGTGAGAAATTCAATAATTTTTTCTGAATAAAATCATTAGCTACCATCCTCTTGGAAATCTTAAAGTCTTCCAGATTAGCTTTTACTGTATAATAGGAAGATAAAGTAGTCTTGCCTGTTCCTTTTCTGCCAATAATAATGAATTTTCCAGTACTTTTTAAATCATTATAGTAACCGCCTTTTTCATAAAACATTTCTGAAAATTTTGGTTCTTGAGATTCATTTTGTCCATCAACCATCCCAAAATTTATATCTTTTAATTTCATTACACAAACTCTCTAGAGTAAAAAAGAACGCTACCAGGTCTGCATTGCCTCGCTTCATTTGATGTTTTATCAAACTACTGACAACTTGCTGATAGTGTTCCTACATTACATATGATTTTTTAAACGTATTTCATTCTATCATTTTTAATATGTACGTGTCAAGTAAAATGCTCTTGCTACAGCAAATCTATTATATTATACCAAAAAATACTCGATGAAGCAGGGTTTAATTCAACTGTTGTGTCAAATGTTCTTTTACAAAAGAAAACATATTCTTAAAATTATCACTGATATAAGAAATAAAACCAGTAAATGTTTCTGCACTGATATTATCTAAGGACACGTCATTAGATTTTACGTAGAAGTAAAAAAAGTAAGCCAAATACTAGAATAACTAAAGTTATAAGTAACGTTATGATTCTTATATTTCTAGCATTGATATAATCATCTTACCATTTTGGGTCATTTTTTCTTTTTCTTTAAAACTCGTACGTATGATACGCCATTCCAATAATACTCCGTAATCTTATTTTATATTTTTAGTATATCAAATATATACAAAACAAAAAAGCCCTGGCCAAAGCCAGGGTTATTTTTATAGTTTATTCGCATTTAATCGACGTTGTAATTCTCTGACAGAATCAGATACTGGGCTAATTGTTCCATCTTGTGTGGTTCCAAGGTGCTTTTGTAATGCTTTAATTGTAGCTTGCCCAAATAGTCCGTCTTGGCCAACTCCTAAAAATCTTTGCAATGCTTTGACCACGTTTGAGCCTGTCAGTGATGAATCAAACTGTGCAGCATAAATATTTTGGTTAAAGGTTTGTTTGTACTGGTGGCTAATTACTCCGTCTTTTCCAGCTGTATCAAAGTATTCTTGCAATCGTTTAGCAGTCGCATTACCAAACTGTCCATCGACATTTAATGTAACCATTTGTGGCTTGTTGTCAGTATTTCCAGAACCTGAACCAACAATTCGATAAAAGTGATGTGGTAAGCGAGTGCTCATATAAGCGTCATTCGTATCAACCGCAATTCCATTGTGAGTGTAAGAACAGTGAATGAATGAGCCATTGCTCAAAAAGATACCCGTATGTCCATCCGAACCAACCGAACCTCCTGGAGTACCTGAAATGAAGATATCGCCACGCTGGACTTCTCCTCGACTGATTTCTTTCAGCTTCGTTCCTGACATTCCAAATAAGGTTTCAGTATTACCCATTGAACCTGCTGACAGAAAGCCACCAGAAATCATGGCAAAGAATACTGACGAGCTACAGTCGTAACTGTTCGGCCCCGTTCGTGAAGTCATTGAGTAAGTAACTTTACCTTTTCGTGCTTGCATCCAAGCAATCATATTTTCAATACTTGACATCATTCGCCCCCTTCTGTGAATTCGTGGTCAGCGTCAGAAGCTTTAACCACTTGAACGCTATCACCATTTTTCAAACTTTTTGTAAGTTCAGTTCCTTTTTTGGCTGCATGAGTGAAGTCGTTGTTCTTCCACCATGCCCAAAGTGCAAAAACTGTTGTAATTACAGTGCTAACAGTATTATCGTCAAGTGGCAATGGATTAATACCCAATGCTGTTAGAATTTGGTTAATGATAGCTAACCAAAGTAAAATCGTACGTGTAAGCGTGCCTTTATCAATTGTTTTCATGTTCTTTCTCCTATTTTTTATATTTTTATGCAGTGCGTTTCCAATAATATATTGTTGTTGAACCAATTACTGCTGAACCAATATTTTGCCATGTGCCAGTCGTGTAACCAGACGATGAACTCAAGCTATTTGATACTACTGAACCAACTGGGTGCGCTTGAGCATAATCTATGCCTAAGACAGCAGGTTTAAGTAAGCCAGTAGCGCTATCAATTGATACTAATCCCATTGGTAACCATTTATAATCAGAGCTTGTCTTATTAGGTTTGATGATATTGCTAAAACCTACATACTTTGGATAATCAGCAGTTGTAACTTCTCTAGCTGAGGGCATGTGTGGAGTGGCGATTGAACCCGGTTCTACTTTAGGTTTCATGACGCTAATAATACTGCCTGCTGTTTCGCTTCTAAAGAAAAATTGGACATTATCAGTAGGAACGGGATCAACCGCAGTTACTGTGAATGTGTATAACTTCCAATCAGAAGTTAGTGTGATGTCCATATAACTAATAGTACCCAAAACCCAGCTATTGTATGCGATAATTCTGTGCGTTCCGGTACCCTTAGCTAAAAAGCTAAATGTGTATTTCGTGTTAGCTAACACTTGACTTCTATACATTACTGGATATTTTCCAAATGGAATTAAAATAACATTTAACCAATCTCGATTGGTTAAGCCTTGGCTTGTAAACGTAGCATAATTAAAACCTGTTAAAGATGTAATAACTGCGTTTTCATTAATTACAACTTGACCTTTTCTAGAAAGGTCAGCAGTTTTTGCGTCTGTAAATAACTTAGTATCTGTCAACAAATTCAAATTCGGATAAACAGTCGTGAAACCGTCCGTACCATCTGCGCTGTTGGCATAGGCTATTGTATTTATAACTCCGTCACTTGTTGCCGTACCTCCATTTGCAATAGGAAGTACCCCTGAAACTCCAATATTAGTTGCATCAACAGTCCCGTCAAAGTTTTGATATGCTGAAGCTTGAAGACTTACCCCAAGTTTTCTAGCTGTTGCCAGTTTGCTTGCACTTACCGCATTTCCATTAAGTGGTAAGCTGTTTGCTTGTGCTTCGGTAGCCTTTGTTATTGCAGTTTTGGCATCAGTTTCAGCTTGATTCGCTGTTGTTTGAGCAGTTGTTACATTTTGATTTGTGATTAATAAATCCGATTGCTCAGCTTTTTTTGAAATTGCAATACCTTGGCTGTTAACAGTAGCTTGTAAGTTATCAAAATCCGTTTGATTTGCTTTTGTTGAAATAGTTGCTGATTGGTTATTAACAGCAGACTGTAAACTTTCTAAATCCGTTTGATTAGCTTTAGGAGAGTAATCTCCATTACTCATCAGAGAAATATTGCTTGTTAAAACATTTACTGAATTTATTAGTTCAACTACTTCAGATTCACTGGCGTTACTTGCGATTGCGTCTAATAGCGATTTTATAGTGACTAAATTTTCAGGAGTAATACCAAATGCTTCCACTTCATTTTGTAAGTTTGTCATTGCATTTTGTAAGCTCGTCACATCAGCTAAATTTGCTTTAAGCTCAATATTGCTCGTATTTGAATCAGTTTGAGCATGTAAATCATTTAATTCACTACGCATTACTTGTGGCATATTTTCCAATAATAATTTAGTAAAATCGTCAATCTTATTATTTACTTCTTGAGCTAAATCTGTAACCGTAGAATTATCTGATATAAATGTTAAATTCTTACTGACAATAACTTGTTCTAAACTTTCGTTGAGAAGTATTAAATTTGATTTTATTAATCCTGATACTGTCATCTCAGTAGGAATTATAAGCGTGAATTCTCCCTTGGATATATCATTAGGAGTTAACATAATAAAACCTGATTGAGATTTATACATATATTGATAGGTTAATTTTACTGAATAACCTGTTAAGTCAAGTACAGAACCATTATCAGTTATCTTAAGAAGTAGCGTTCTTGCATTGACATCTCCCTCCATAATTTGAATGGGCTGTTCAAATGACTGGTTAATCATATCCCATGTAATAGTTTGCTTTTTGAAATTATCTAAACTCATTGGGAACTCCTTTTAAAGTATTTTAGTAATTATATATCCAATAATAGTTACGGCAAGAGTAAGCATAAAGCCCCAAGCCCACTTATTATTGGCTTCCATTTTTTCTATAAGTTTTGCATTTGATTGGGCTATTAAAAGTGCTCGTTCTGCTTTATCCCGGACTGTTTCATAGTTATCCAACTTTGTTTCAATTCGAGCTAATCGTTCGAGCACTTCTCGCCATGCTTGCTCCTCCATAACCCCTACTTTCTAATTCCGATAAAGTTTTACAATCATCATTGGACGAGATGAACCACCAGGACGTCCTCCTGCATCACGTTTATCAAAGGTGTATTGTTGACCTTTTTTGAGCCCGGAGTAGATAGCCTTTGCAGGCATGGCCGTAGCTTGACTATTATGCCCATTAGTATATCCTGTTGCCTCATAAATCTGTGTTAATCCGGAGGGAGTAGTAATTCCGATTTCCCATTCTCCACCACTATATCCCCAGCCATGATAAAAGAGTTCAACTTCTGCAGTACAGTCCCAAGGTGCAGTAAATGTGACTGTATTTCCACTACCTTTATTTGCAAAAAAGGCAACATAAGAATCCGCAAATTTTGGCATATCAACTACTTCACTAAATGTCTTCTTGCCGGAAATTGTTTCATCTCCAGTATTATGGACTACTTTTGTATCTATTTCCTGTTTTGAGTAAGCCCCAACTTGACTTGCGGTTACTGAATGGGGGTTAGCTTTATTATTGACATGAGAATCCATTGCTTGTTTCTGAGTTGCTAGTTTGTCATCTGATTCACTTTTAGAATAAGAACCAACTTGTGAGGCAGTAACCTTATGTGGGTTAGATGCATCACTTGTATGAGAATCAAACTCTGCCTTTGAAGCTTGTTTAACATTATCAACCTTATCGAGCCCTACTTGTGCAGCTGTAACTTTGTGAGGGTTATTTTTATCTGCAAGATGCGAAGCAAGATTAGCATCGTTATCACCAATACCATTTTCAATATGATTCATACGATTATCAGTTACAACCGCACCATTTTCGATATTCTCTTCTTCAGTTTTTAGTTCATCATACTTATTCCAGGTTTGTTTTTCATAACTCATTATTTCCCAACCTCCTTAGAATTTTCTTGCTCATAAGTTTCAACTAATACCGCCAGTTTGGCATTATCTAATTCTAATTGAGCAATTTTAGATAGTAGTTTACTAACTAATTTTTCTGCATCAATCTCTTTATTCATTCTTCCTCCTCCAATATATTTCGCTCTTCAAGCTTCTTTATTTCTTCAAATTTCATATCAGTTAAAATCAGTCGGTCATCTTCGTAGCCTCTTCTTTTACCTTTGATTTCCCATGCAAAAGGAAGATTAGGAACGGATGACTGTACAGTGAAACTAGTTTTGTCTCTCGATAAAACACATATAGAACCTTCTCCATAAATTTGTAAGAAGACCTGATACTCATAATCTGTATTGATAACATCAGAAAAATGTTCTTCAATAGGAATAACGACTGTGCAGTCTTCGCCAGTTTCTGCAGTCCCAATATCTCCTAGATAGGATTCTGCTGTCTCATAAGCTGGCGTCAACCTAAGGCCATCCCTCGTAACATGAGCCGCATTTTTTGAGCCAATAACACTTAAATCACCACCTACGGTTAATTTACCAAAGATTTCTGCTTGGTTTACCATTGTAGTTCGCCCAAACATTATTATTCTATTTGTCCCATATGTAGTGGTCCCAAGTTGTATACTAACAGTATCACCTTCCAAATTTAGATTTTTTGCACCTTTTAAATAAATACCAGGATTATCTTGATAGGCCCAAGGTTGCACGAAACCTATTTCTGTTTGATTAACATCATAAAAGGTAAATCTTCCGTATTGAACTTTAAATCCTGAACCTCCAGAACTAAATGACTGAAACAAGCTGTTATTTAAATCAAAGCGAATTAGATTATCTGCACCAGCAATATATCCCTTTTGAAATTGAACGGCACCAGTGTCAAGATTTATAGATAAATTTCTTCCACTAATAGTCCCTGCGCTCAAAGATTTAGCGTTCAAATTAATTACATCTATTGTTGCCGCATTCAAAGTTCCAGCGTTGATTTTCGAGGCGCTAAGACTTCCAATCATAGCGTCCTGAATGATGGCATCATCTATTTTTGTTTGATCTGTCAACCAGATTTTGGCACCAGTTATCTTTAACCATTCTTTACCATCCATCTCTTGTGATAAATTGATTGTTTTTACAATTTCATCAGAAGGAACGGAATTATCAATTTTTTCTTGTATATCATCTGGTAATCGAGTAGAGGTTTGAAGCACCCAATCATAAGTTCCGTCCACGAGTTTCGTATAAACCCATATTTCATCATCTGGTCCATTCTTTTTGAACCAAATATCTCCTTCTTTGGGATAAGGAGGTTCTTCTGTTCCATCATAGACTGAATTTTTTCCCGCTGCATCAACACGAGAATTAATCTCTTTAATAATTTGGTTAAGCGGTGGAGAATAAGCTGAGACTGTTTGAGCTGAAGAATTGGTATTAGCTGAACTAGTTGCTGTCAACCCTCCTTTAAAAGTTAGAGTATAACTTAAATTAGGAGTCTTAAATGGTGTCCCATCTCTATCAGTAAACGTTAGCCAATCCCCTGTTTCTAAAGCTGGGTTGCCTCTCCAATTTAAAGTAAAAGGATAAAAATTGATATCTTTGACTTTCTGATAAATATTATCAAGTAAATCTTGGGTCATTACTTTATTTTCTAAAACAATCTGTGGCCCAGTATTACTCCCAGCTGAATAAGTGACTTGTTCACTGCTATTCTCGCTTTGGACAGGTACTGTACAAGAGATACCACCAATTTTGTACATTAATTCATTTTTTGTTAGCCCCTTTTGAAAATATTCTGCTGGTGAAACTGCAAACTTAGGGTCAATTAATTGCATGATTTCTAATTGATTAATCCGGCTAAATCTCGCATAACCTGCTTCAAACTGTGCAATTAGCCCAATAGCTTGTCTGAAAGTATAACCCTCGGGTTTATTTATTTGTGAAGTGCTAATCATTGAAAAATTTGTTTCATCAATGACAGAACCACTTTTATTTGCAATTTCTAACGCAACATCTCGAATTGAAGCAGGATAGGTCAGTTCAGAAACATATTCACTTTCCAAAAAAACAAAACGATCACTTGCTTCAAGTGTCGTTTTATTTTCATTTCTATCTGGATCACACTTAGTGACATAAAAAGTTCCAATTGAGACATATTCATAAACCGTTGGTTTATAATGAATCAATTTAGCATAGCCCACTCTTGCACTTCCCACTTTTTCAGGAGGGATATTATCATAATGATAATCTGCATCATAGGTTGCTATTCCGACTTCTACAGTGACTTCTGTCAGCTCTTTAATATTTTCAAGTATTGAACAAAATTCTATTTTTATAGAATTTGAAAATGTTGAACCTATTTGAAATGTTTCACCAGAAATAGAGCCGCCACTGTATACCCAACTATTGATATCATTTTTTGTAAAAATTTTATCACCAACTTTTATTCGAGTCTCAAACCTTCGATTCTCTGCTTTCATGGCATTGTTAAAATCATCTGAGACAGTAAGCATTTCTTATCCTCCTATTTTTCTATCAGATTCACAGATAAGTTTTCCCACTTCATCGCTTTAAACTTATCGTTCCATGAGTAAGAAGGCATTGTAGAATCTCCGGCATAAAAAGTTTTACTTCTTTGTCTTCCGATTTGTGGGTCTGGATAAATTACTACGAAGAAAGGTTGATTAATTCTTTGTAAAATATCAGATACTTCCGAGTCGCTCAAAGGACCCCACTTAATGTTTATTTTAGTTTTTTGAGCAATAACGTCTCTTACCATTTCTCCATTTGCATTTCTCCCTGAGGAGTCAGCGTCGATTGTTGAAATACTGACGCTGAATTCTTTAGGAGTTTTTACCGTCACTCCATTAAATTGTAATTCGGTAGACATAATCCCTCCTTCTAAATGTTAAGCTCAGTGTACCCAAGCTGTTGATGATATTTGTTGATTTCTGAAACTGCAATTCGCCCAAACTCTCTACCTCCGATATTTATCACAATATCTCCATTTGAAGTTTGGCTCGTTTGTGCGCCTAAAGATTGAACAAGCAACATGATGGCACTTGTTAATGAACCATTCATATTTGCCAAACCATAGCTTGAAACATCTTGACCTCCACCAAAGTTTCCAGAATTACTGTAATCAGTCGGTTTGTCTGTGAACATTTCAGGCAACTGCAAAGTTTCAAATGATTTGAAATCGCTGATAGAATTATATGGATTATATTTAGCAGGAACAACCATTTCTCCTTCATGAATCATTGCTAACTGATCTTCAGGAACATATGGCGTGCCTTTTGCATAACCGTGTCCATGACCAATCACTTGAAGCATACCAGGGTCACCATAACGGCCCAATGCATAATGAATTGCAGCAAGCGCATTGTCATATCCGTTAAAGATATTTCCATGTCCTGGGAATTTATTTGCATTGAACGTGGCCGAGATAGTTTGTAACAATCCTTTAGCCAAGTCGCCACTCAAAGTATTCACATCTGTATATCCACCCTGAACAGCTTTCTCATTACCTCCTGATTCGCTTTGTACTTGTCTTAGCCAAGCATTGACATAGTTTTCAGAAGTTGATACACCGTTCATTGACAGAGCTTTTTTAATAACTGGTCGCCAACGTTCGACACCAGTACCAGATGGGCTTTCTGAACCTTCTGAGAATGCCTTCTCAATCATTCCCATCGCTCCATTAGCTATAGTAGATATCCCACCAGTCGCAATAGATAACGCAGGTTCAACTGCTTGAGAAAGATTAGTAAACTTACTTATTGCAATGTTTAAAATCTTTTCTGGATGAGTGGAATAGTCCCAAATATCGCCAACCATTTCTTTGGCTTGATTCCATTTCTCACCCATCCAATTACCGATACCATTTGCATAAGCAGGCATTCCTGACATTGCTTTTGCAGTTTTAGCACCACTCAATACTTGGGTTCCTTTAGGCAAATCAACCATGAGGTTTCTCACTTTAGGGAATAGCCCAGTTTTACCATCGGGTGTTCGATACATTTCCTGCCATTGACTTCCTGAACCATCATTTACTAATGCTGGTCCTCCTGGGTGAGCATTTGTACCATTGGCATAAGCATTAAAGGTAGGAACATTCCAATGTCCTAAGTTACCATTAGCTCCAACTTTGTTGAGAATCCAATTAATACCGTCAATGACTCCATTAACTGCACTACCAATAACTCCAGCAATACCATTACCGATTGCGGCTGCACCTCTTTTGACTGCATTCACTCCATTTTCAAGGCCTTTTCCTATCTTTTTGCCCATGTCGGAAGCCCATGAAGCAACATTATCAAATGCGCCCTTAGCTGTAGATTTGATAGAGTTGGCATAACCACCCATTTTATCTTTCATGCTAGACCATGCATTTGATGCATTTGTTTTTGCAGTATTAGCGGCATTAGAAACTGATGTTTTCACATTATCCCATGCATTACCAGTACCACTTTTTATCTCGTTCCATTTTGTAGAAACTTTGGTACCGATAGAATCGGCCGTATCGTGAACAGACTTTTTGGTATCATTCCACTTGTCAGAAGTCCATTTTTTAACATTATCCCAGGCATCGCCTGTCCCTTTTTTGATTTCATCCCACTTAGTAGAAACTTTGGTACCGATAGAATCGGCCGTATCGCTTATTGATTTCTTGGCTTCATTCCATTTATCAGAAGTTGCCTTCTTAACATTGTCCCAAGCATCACCAGTAGCTTTCTTGATACTATCCCATTTTTCTCCTATCCATTTTCCAAGGTTTGCGGCTGCTTCTTTAATTTCGTCCCAGTTTTTATACAATAAAACACCAACCGCAATTGCGGCTGCAATAGCTATTGTTATTGGACCACCCAAAATACTGACAATTCCTCCTATAGCAGTTCCGACAGCAGATAATACGCCCCCTAATCCTCCAATACTTCCTAGAAAAGCAAATATCCCCGAAAGAACTTCAACTACAGTACCAATCGCTCCAATAATTTTAATTGCAGCGGCAAATGCTCCTAATGCTATAACAAAATTAGAAAACCCTTCTCCATGCTCAGATAACCAATCTCCAATAGTTGAAAGAACATCTCCGAGCCCTTTTAAGACGTCGACAATTACTCCACCAGTCCATTCAGCGATTGGTTTCAAAAAACTATCCCAGAAAAATTTGAAAGCTGGTTTAAGAGCTTCGATTACTCCATTTACAAAATCTATTGCACCACCCAAAGCTTGTAAGAAAGCGGGTATCAAGTCTTGAATAGTAAACCCGGCCAATGGCAAAAGTACATTTTTGTAAAACCATTCTAGCCCAGCTCCAATATTATCAGAGAGAGGTTGAATGCTTTCAAGTAACTTTTTAATTCCATTAAGCAATGGTGTAAAGTCCAAGGTCTTTGCCCAATCAGCTGTAGCTTTTGCCATATTATTAATATGTGTAAGCAAATTATTAATAATCCCTAAAATAATAGAGAAAATTTCTTTACCAGCTCCACCTTGATCCCATGCTTTTTTAAGTTGGTCAGCAATGTTTCCTACCGCTTTAAAAATATTTGTAAATATTTCTAAAAGATTTGCAGCAATAGCTTCTCCTGTTCCATCATTCCAAGCATCACGAAAAGCACCTGCTATAGAATGTAATAGCCCAAGAATGCTATTAAACATATTAAAAATAGTTTGGATTAAGGCGGTTCCTCTACCATCTTCGTTCCAGGCATCTTTAAATGCTTTGGCTATATCACCAATGATGTTAAGCACATCCGCAAGTAAAATTAGTAGATTTTCAATGAATTTTTGACCAGTGCCATTTGTCCAGACTTCCATGAATGATTTTCCGATAGCACTTGCTAAACCGATAACTTCTCCAAGTGCATATTTCCACGCATCAATAACCTTTTGGCCTTGGTTTTTCCATGCATCTTGGAATGGTTTGAAGAAATCTTTAAGCAAGGCTTGCATATCCTTCATCCATTTAGGCGTTGAATAATTACCAGTAGCAGCCCCGAAATCAATACCCGGAGCTTTTGTATCTTGGCCTTTGTCAGTATCGTCATCTGTTTTATCTTGCAAACCAATACGATTAATCTCATCAAAGCCCATGAGTGAACGTTGAAGTTTATCGACCCTGTCTTTCGCCTTAGTCGCTGATGAACCTGTATCATTCATTGCTTGGACATTATCATATAAACCACTTGCACCTTGTTTAGCTGCTTGATAAGTAGTTCCAAATAACCCGGCAATAAACGAAGCTAATTGACCAGTTAATGTGGCAATTGCGCTCATCATTGCATTAATGGCAGGTAGAATCGCATTATAAATTGGATAGAATGCAGTCATCAAGTTGACTTTAATCTGATTAAGCGAGTTAGAAAACTGATCATTTGTCTTTAAAGCACTCATCATTCCGCCAGCTAACTTACTTATTGCTCCACCAATTAATTGATAAACAATTAATGAAGGCAACAAATATTTCATAGACTGAAGAAATGCATTGTTACCCATATACATGCTACGAGTGCCTTGTGTGACTTTATTTGAATTTCTCGAAAAGAGACTTCCAAATTTATTTAATATCCCAAATGAATTTTTCAATCCATTTCCAATTCCTCCAGCACCGTGAGAAATGGAGTTTGACATGCGGTTGAAGACTCCGCCATATTTAGAAACAGCACGCTCAGATTGTTTCAATCCTGAGCCCGTCATGCTAGCTCCAGCTGCTGCTGTTCCGGTTGCCATTGACGATTGACTAAGAACTGAATTAATTCGTCCGATTGCCTTTCTTAATGACTCTGCACGTTCTTCTGTTCTTTGATATTCCTTTTGCAGAACATCATTACTGCTTGCTAGCTTCTGCATTTTGTCAGACTGTGCTTGCATTTTTTGAGCAGTTTTCAATGAGTCTGGAGTATCAACATTTTTAAAACCTTTATCAAAACTTCCGACTGGTTTCAATTGATATTGATATTCCTTTTGCAAAGCTCGAACACTTTCACGCATTGTGTAATATTTAGCTTCATTGGCATCCATTACTTTTGCAATTCGTTCTAAAGATGAAGGCACTGCATCAAACTCAGTCTTCATTGATCTAGCAAGACTTTTTGCTTGGTCTTGGTATTTAACCATTGATGCCTGAGCCCGTGCAATCTGGTCATCATATTTGACCGTTTGACCGCCATCTCCTTTTGCTGAAGAACTTTGACGCTGTGATTTAAGATAAGCCACTTTTTCTTGAGCGGCTTTAGCTTGACCCATTTTTGCATTAATTTCATTTAGCATGGCATCAATTTCTTTTGATACTTTAGGACGTGCTTTCTTAAACCCAGTAGATAAATTATTTCCAATACTTTCTGATGATTTCTTAGAAGAACTTTCAAGATGACCCATCATCTTTTCAAAAGTTTGATTCATTTTTTCTAACTGTTTGCCAAATTGTGTTGCACCTTTATCAATATTCAAATTATCTTCAGTCTTTTTCATAGACTTCCCAGTGATATTTTGAATTTTTGACATAGCAGATTCAATATTTGGCATTATTTTATCCAAAGACGCCTGAACTCTGGCTGTATTGACGTCTAATAAAACTTCCAAGGTTTCTAATTCCATATTTCTCACCTCCTTTTCTATTCAATACTTTTTAATTTGTCTTTTGACTTTTTCTTTTACGAGTTTCCTGAATTAACATTGCATTTTGTCGCATGATTTCTTGGTCAGTAAGCATCGCTTGTTTCTTTTCCTCTTCCTCAGATACGGCTTGCACTACTTCTTCTTTGAGTTGATTCAAGAAAGGGTAGGCATCTTCATATTTAGGAAAATTCTTTGGATCATTAAAAGCATAGATAGCAAGCCTTTGTTGAGAATAATCAAACATCGCTTTTTCTTTTAGCTCGTTCTCATGCCTTTTTTTATTTGCTTCTACTTGGACCATAATTTCATCAAAAGTCATCGCCCAAAAATCTGTAGAAGAAATACCAGCTTCAACTGCCTGAGGGTATAAATCCTCAAGCATGCTGGATAAATTGTTGTAGGTTTTTAAAGGAGTTCGCTCGGTGCTTCTGGTTCGTTGTCCAGAGATTCCCCATTTGTCGCTTCGTTCTCCTTCTTGTCCTTGCCGAAAAAACCCGCTTCATCAAGCAATTCTTGAATGGCGTTGAACAAATCAAAAGTAGTGTTTCCTGCTTCAACAAAACGTTCAAAAGCGTTAACTAAATCTGAATCAGAAACTCGGCTTGTTTGGTTTGCACCTTGAAGCACTACCAATAATTTGTTTGTAGCTGGCAATTTAAAACCACCTTGACCATTTACAAAAAGCCCCATGAGTGATTCGTCCAAGCGTTTTTCAATCGCAATAATAGATTTACCATCCAAGCGCAATTGAAGATTCAATCCACCAAATTCAAATTGTTTTGTGTTAGGCATTTTTACGATATTTCCTTTTGTCATTTTTGTTTCTCCAATTTCTATATTTATAAAAAATAAAAAGGCTAGCCACTCTGACTAACCTTCAATTGCTAAATTATTGGCCACTGCCAGCAGGTGCTGGTGTAAAGTTAGGACCTGCTGATACAACCACTACTAAGTTAAATCCAAGCGCTTGGTTAACTTCAACACCATCAAATTTATAAGATGGTTGACCTGTAAAGTCAACTTTCATACCGTCAGGATAAGTCACCGTCCAATCTACCGACTTACCAGATTTTACCAATGTATCAACATCTTTGAAGTTGTCCCCTTGATAAATGATTGCGAATTCCAAATTATCTGAATCCTGAATCCCTGCAATATATGCTTTCTTAGCTGAACCTAAGTGAGTAACATCTACTTTTTCAGGATCGGATCCCATTGCGGGAATAGATTTTACTGCTGCGACAGGTTTTGAAGTTGCGCCATCTTTATAAGAAAGGACTGTATCTTTTGAAAGTAATCCTGCTACTGTTGCCATGTTTATTTCCTCCTATTTCGAATAAACGTATTTTGTTTTGTTATCCACGATTGCGGATAGTTCAATAATGACACGCTTTAAATCTGCTGTGTTAGCGTCTCTTTGCGTGCCTGTAAAACCAATATCACCAAATTGTTCGATGACATTATTAACGATAGTGGTCAAACTATTTTTAGAATACAATTCTATTGTGATTGACCATTTTGTTTGAAGTTCCTCGCCACTTCCATCTACAAAATGTGGGTTGTTAACCGTTCTGTAAATAGCTGTAGGAAAAGTATTCCAAGTCGAGGGATAGTCCGTTGCAATTTTTTTAATTTCTGAAACACCGCTCATAACTGAGCCAGCAATATTTTTAATATCAACTCTCTCCATTATTTAAGCTCCCTCAATTTCTTTTGGACATGCTCTTTGTATATCTCAGGCATTTGCGGAAGTATTTCTTTCAGTGATGGATATAAGAAAGGTTTTGCTGGCTGACCGTTTGTGATGTAGAATTCTTTGCCTTGAATAGTAATCTTAGGCATTCCATAGATTTCATTCAAGTCAATTCCAACTTCCTCAGCTGGAATAAACCAACGAGTTTGAGTATAAACTGGGTTAACACCTTCTGGTAAATCTTTAGAACTTGCTTGACCATTTGGACCAGTACCAAACTCACGATAAATGGCTTGAGCTTTATCCGACCAGACACGCCCAACTATTTTACCTTCCGCATTTTCTACAACCTCAGTCTTTAAACTTCCAATCAATTCTCCAGAACTGAATTTCATACTAGAAGCCAGTCTTAATTCTGCTGCAGAACGAACTAACTCTGTGATTTCGTAAGTCGCATCATTCACAGCATCATTTAAGATTTTAGGCATGGCATTAATTTTTCGTTTAAGCCTATCCAATCCTTTTATTTCAACTCCCAATTTCATCGTTCCTTTCTAACATCACATTGATGTGTGTAGAATAAGGTTGAATCGACTTGATTTTATAATCAGGGTCACTGTCCTTATCAACATACAGGCAAACGCCACTGTTTTCATCTCTGCCTTCTTTTAGCTCATCACCTTGATACTTACATGATTTCATGCTAGAAAGCTTTGAGCCGTAAATTGTGGCATTGACAGCACCACTTGCGGACTGAACATTCATTTCAAGAGCAACAGGACTTTCCCATGCTATTACATCATTGAATTCTTCGTCCTGCGTAATCGTTGCTCGTCTTAAATAGACAGTAATTAAGTCACGTTTCATCAGGCGCATAAAAACTAACCACCTTTCCGAGTCGATAACGATTCAAGCCACGCTGGATATTTAAAGGAATATCTTCAATAAAGGATTGAGAAACGCCACCTTCTGAACGACTAGACTCTCCCTCTGTGCTTTCACGATTAAAATTAATTGTGGCTAACTGTCGAGCATACAGCCACATTGAATCTAACATCTTATCCTGATTCGTATAATCAAGGATGAGAATAACCGCATCCTCAATTAAACCAGTAGCATCATCGACGCCCAAATCAGTTTTTAAACGTTCAATTGCTTTAGTTTTTGGTTCGTCATTCTCATCCATAGATTATTACTCCTTATTCTCCACCAGTTCCACCTTGGACAACTGTTTGAGGTGTCCAAAGTTTATGTTTAAATTGAACGATACGAACATTTTTATTTTCGTAAACACGTTCCCAGTTTGCCCCTGTTGATAATTCAGCATTCGTTGGAGAATCCCCAGCAACCGATTTGTCAGTGAATTTAACTCCACGAGGGTGCAACAAGAAGTGTTGACGGTTGATGAGAATATCATCTCCTGCCAATGAGTCACGGTCAGTTTCTGTTGGTACAGGAGCAGCTCCGTTACCAAGCCCAATTGCACCAGCCCCAAAGATGTAAGAAGTGAAAACATCTCCATCTACTGGCATACCGTCATCAACAATGACACGTTTACCCATGTATGTAGGAATTGGTTTATTCTCTGAATCCAAAGAAAATTCAATCAAGTTTTGTTTACGCAAGTTGGCATAGACTTGAGAATGTACCCCGATTGCAGTAAGTTTTTCTTCTGCATCGCCCAATTTGTATGAAGCATCAAGGAAAGTTTCACCAGTAAATGCTGCTGCGTTACCAGTTAAAGTTGAGATATCAAGAGCATTACCTGACATTTTAGTTCCTGCAGCTGCATAAATACCTTTAAGAATTGAAAGCAAAGTAACTTGTTGACGGCGAGCCCAGTAAGCAGCTACCAAATCACCAATAGCACGCATTGGGTCATCACCAGACAATGCTTTAGCTAAGTCATTTGATTTCCATGCTTTACCACGCATCAAGAGAGCAGCAACGTCTTTGCTGGCTGTGATTTTATCAGTTGAAAGTGAGTCAGTATCAGAAAGTACTTCATCATCACCAGACAAGTCTTGCCAAAATGGCATATTAATTAATCGACCACCAGCGGTTGCAAGTTCATCGAGTTCAGGATCTTTTACTACAATTCCTGATTGATATAAAGCAGAAAGTTCAGCAGTACGTTCAATAACATATTTGTTAAATACTTCAGGTACGATAACATCTGCAATTTTTGTTTTATCTGCAAATTTTTGCAAATCAAATTTAATGAGTTTGTGTTCCATTTTTATTCCTCTATTTCTATTTTTTGTTTGCTAAAGCTTGTAAAGTCTTAGCTTTTTCTGGTTCTTCTAGGAAAAGTCGGCCTTGCTCGGTTAAGTTGAAAGTCTCTTTTGCAAAAGGATTGTTCGAAATGCCTTTTCCGTCACTTCCAAGCGGAGTATCAACAGAAGCTTTGAGTTTTTCGTTAACCGCTGCTTCTAAGGCTTTATCCCATTCAGCTTTGAAAAATTTGACATCTTTAATAGCTTCCTCAGCAGTATTTCCTTGAATACGAGCAGCAAAAGCGCTTGGAATACCGATTTCTTGAAGTTGTTTGCCTTTTTCTACAAGCAACTGTTCTTGACGAAAGACAGCTTTTTCTTTTTCAAAGTCATCTTTTTCTTTTTGAATCAGCGCTTGTTGGCGTTCTTCTTCCGAAAGTTTGGCAAGGCGAGCAGCTTCATTTTTTTCTTCTTCAAGTTTTTCTTGCCAACGAGAATGACGAGCGTTAACAATAGAGTCAACCTCAGTATTGTCTTTAAGACCAAACTTTTCTTTGATTGCTGCAACTTGTTCATCGGTCAGATTATCAGCATTGAATTCAGGAGGAGTTTCTTGGCCAGTTCCTGCTCCACCCTCACCGCCTTCTTGACCTTCAGCAAATTGTTGTAAGTTGAGTTTGAGTAAACTGTTTCCGCACAATGTTGCGATTTTCATGTTATTAATCCTTTCCAATTGCTTTTTAAGTGGTTCAATGCTTGCACTTCCGAAGCTTTTAAAGTCTTCACGCTTGGACATAAGAAAAGCGCCTGTCAGTGGCAAACGCTTTGTGTATTTAAGTAGTTGTTATTTCACGCATAACTGCGAGATGTTAGATCACCCCATTTGCTACTTTTAAATTCAACATCTGGATGCATTGATTTTAGTTTACTCATCCATTCGTTGTAAGTTGTACTTCCTTTAATATCAAATGTTTTACCAGTGATAGGGTCAAGCGCTTTGCGTACTATGTTATTTAGCCGCTCCGAATACATTGAAGCAACTGAACGACACCACGGATGAAAAGGTGGATATGTCCCTTCTGCCCCGTTTACAACTGCTTCAGATACTAGAAAAACTTTATGGTCTTTATGACGACAAATTTGTGATGTTCTCAAGTCCAAAATAGCAATGATTTGATACTTCTCAACACCATTGTTTTGCCACGATTTAAGCTTTGCTTGGTTCGCCATGTAATTCGCTTCAGTACGAATCAAACGCCTAGCAACGTTAATTGAGCGGTCAAATTCACCAGCAATTGCCTTTGCTATCTGAAACTCACTCATTCCAGTTAAAGCTTCAACCGTGAAGAGCTGCTCTAATCTTTTGGCTAAAGCTTCAGTATCTCCCCATAATCTTTTAGAGTAGTTACTTCCTAGCCAGTGGCTATCAAGAATGTTTTCCACAGATTTGGTGGATAGTTCTTTGAACTTATAATCTTTCTTGTTCCAGACTTCTTTAACAATGCCATTCTTTACATCTGCTTGAGCTTCACGAATAATCGTTTCTGCAGTAGTTTCTTTATAAGCTTCATCTATCGTGTCAACATAAAAAGATGTCTGCTTATCAAGCTGAACATCCGCAATTTGTTTTGTTACTAGATAAGACTTTGCTTTTAAATCTTCTGCACGAGTAATTCTTGATTTAAGAGCTAGTCCTGTGAGCCGCTTTTTAGCTTCTCTTTGCAAATCAGGATTGCTGATATCTTTAGCTAATCTCCTAAGCTCAACTAATTCAGAAACAGGAACAGTTTCATTAAGCATTCTTTTTGCTTCATCATCTGTCAGTTCCGTTTGTTGCTTAGTTCGACTAAATAATTTAGCAATCTGTTTTGTTAAATATGATTGAGCTTGTTTGTATGCCTGTGCTACGACTTCCTCAAGCTGTTTAGCACCGTCGTTTACTTTCTTTTCGGCTTTAATCGCTCTTTTTTGCCAGTAGTCAGACATTCTTTTTACTCCTCTACTATTACATGTTTAGGGTATTGTTCAGCTATTGAAACAATTCCATCATGAAGTATCTTAAGGCTTGCTAACTCTTTATCTGTTGGATCAAGTATAAAATATCCTTCATCACGCTCAAAAGTTTTCCCGAATGATAACAATGCATTAGTAACTGTGATATATAAGACAGAAACCCCAGCACATACAATATCATTTCCTATATTTGCAAAGCCTGCATGACCAGTCACTTGATACCAATAAATTTGGTTGTTTTTCTTTTTGAACTTTACTGTAATCATTTATTACTAATACCAAGCATTCGAGTAGCTGCTTGCATAGCATCTGTTTTGTCAAACCCTTGTTTAATCAGCCCATAATAAAGATATTTATACATTTTTGCCAGGTCTTCAAATGCCTCTTTCGTTTCAAGGTCTTTTAATTCATCAAGCTTATAGTCTTTTTGAATTTGTCCAGCCAAAGCTGCACTCATTTTACCAAGCATTTCAATAGTTTTGTCACTAAATTCAAATTCCATTTTATTTACCTTCATCTTTCTGTTTATTATTTCCATCTTTGCTGCCTTCCTCATTATCATCTGGTGGATCATCGAGATTAGAGTGGCTATCTTCTGACTGAATTCCCATAACTTTCTGATTCATTTCGATAGCATCCTCTTTTTCCTCTTGTAACTGCTCAAGAACTTCATCGACATTATCAATATCTGGAAGCCATGAAAGCAAGACTTTAAGAGGTAGAATTCCTGCTTGGTGTGCCTGAACAATTTGATTAACAATATCAGTTGTATTGATTGGCAAATTAGGTTTGAGTTTAATCTTGATACCATCAATATCAACATTGTTATTACCAATCTCTAAATAATTGGCAAAGAGAATTAAACGTTGTCTAAGCCCTTTTATCATGTATCTTGACTTCACTGACATAAGCTGTAGCAATCCAAAGAGTTTGTACTTCATTGCCTCGCCTGAAACATTTCCTGAGAAGTTTTTATCATTCATATTAGGCACATAAGTCACTTTATGAATATCTTCAAGTAATGAATCTCGTAGTATTGCTACTGAACTTTCGTCCATTGTTTTTGTTAAATAACTTACGCTACTTTCACCTGGAGCATTTGTATTAGTTAACAGTCTTTCTTTTGCTAAACGTTCACCATCTCCATCTCTTAAGTCAAATCCCAAGATAACCAAAATAGCATCAACAAAAGCTTCTTTATCGTTCAATCTGTCAGACTGAAGCAAGTTATAAGCATCAATTAAACTAATTGCTTGCTCAAAATCTCCTTGTCGTTCTTCATTATTTCGATATTCAATAACAGGTACTGCCTTAAAATAATGCGGAAGTGCTTTAATTAATTGATAATCTCCGAAACCAATAGAAGCTGCTCTATATGTCAACACTCTATTGTCGTTGTAGTATTTAACAAGATAATAATCGACAGCACCCTGAAGGTTATATACTGGTTGATAATGTACAGCAAATAAAGGGTTGGTATCAATCGTATCATCCGTAACAAGGAAAATCCCTCGTGGATCAATACATTTAATGTCAGCAAATACTTTCCCAGTTTGTGGTTCCTGATTCATATAAATCAATTCATAACCTATCCCAAATACTGACAAATCTTTTTCAAGTTCAGTATCATGAGAAACAATATCAACTTTTGTATAAGCATCAAGAATAGATTGAATATCATCACTGCTTGTATAAGCGACTGGATTTCCTACCATGAAACCAACATTCATATCAGTGACATACTTTGCATGATTAACAACAACTTTATTATTAGGTGCTGCAGCACTATCTTTTGTTCGTTTTAAAATATCTTGCTTACCATCATAATAATCAGATAGTTTTTCCAAACGCCAAAAATCACTTTGGTGCTGATTAATACAATGATTAAGCAATTCAGAAGAAGGATTATTTAAGTCACCTGCCATCTCTCTATTTATTTTAATTGCCATGTTTCTCCTTTAATAAAAACCAAAACTTGCTTTAGAAGCAATCGTGGTCTTAACATTTCTCATATCTTCACTAAAAGCATACCTTGTAGCATCTATTGTATGGTTATCCTTATCTTCTAACCTTGGTTTAGGATTACCATCTTTATCTACTTGATAGTCTATGTTTTCAAACTCCCAAGCTATTTTAGGAGTTCTTCTTGGATCAATACAGATAAAATCTAAATCATCGAGCCATTGTTCGCCATATTCGACACTATCAGGCCCTTTTTTAACACCTTTAATGTGTGGAACGTTGTGTTCGGTCTTAAGTTCAGCTATGCTCTTAGGTTCAGCAGAATCAGCAAATATCGTATCACTAGAATAATTTTTCTTGTGCAACCATTTTCCATATTCTCTATTACTTATTTTTTGACCGTAAAGCTCATCAATTGCATATATTCCATTCCTTTTCTTGTCATATTGCCACCTTACATGAGCTAGTGGGTCAGTAGCATAACCAAAGTCAACTGCATTGCGGATATTATCAAAGTTTGCAACCATATCATCAGTAATTGAACCAGGCACAACTTGTAAATTATCAAACGGTACAACTCCAGAACCAATTGCTTTTCCTAAATATTCCCAGTCATAGCGTCTTTCGCTTCTAGCTTTAGTTGCTTCAGCTTCCTCTATGAACTCTTTAGAAATAAACGGGTTATCATGATAAGTAGAATGATGAACAAAAGTATTAGCTGGTTGAAATGATGATTCATATTTCTTATTAACCCATGATTGTTTACGCTTTGGTGGGTTATAGGAATAGAAAAACTTATAAAAAAGACCATCATCTAATTCCCCACGTAGAAGTGAGTTAGTGATTGTCGTTACTTCATCTTCACTTTTAAACTCTGCTAATTCTTCAATCCAACCAATTGCAAATGGAAACTTACTATCTTTTAATGATTTAATTCGTTCAGGGTTTTGCGCCCCTCTGAATATCATGTAGTTTCCACGTGGAATATAAGTGATTCTCAAGGGCGACTTATTGAACTTAAATAAATGAGTCACTCCTTGTTCTTCAATAGCCCACTTCATTTGCTCATAGATTGATTGCTCTAGGGTATTATCAACATAACGGATACCAACTGCATTAACCGCATATCTCATTAACAATTGAGTTATAATATGTGCAATGTCAGATGATTTACCTGAACCACGCCCACCTTTTTCAACGATATTTAAGGTATTACTATTTAAAGCAGCTCGCCAAGTAGAAGCAAATGCTTTAGGAATGAATTCAGATAGTCTAGCCATCGTCATCACCTAAGTCATCAACGAACACAGGAGTTTCAGTCACTTCAATTTGTTGTTTGTCAATAAATGCTGCATTAATTTTATAGAAGTGTTCTAATGCTTGGTTTCTCTCTTTAAAACCCGCTGAATACTCACTCACTTCACGCTCAATAATTTCATTTGTTTCAGGATCACGTAGCACTTTTTCAAATCGCTGTGGTTCTCCCTTTGCAATAGAAGCTGTAATAGCTAAGGCTTCTTCCATTGTCAAATGGCGCTCCAGTTGAATCTCTTTCAGCTTATTTTTGATGTACTCAGAGACTTTTCCACCTTTTTCCACCAATTTCTCTTGAGCATTTTTAGCATAATTCTCTTTGTATCCTGCTTTTAAAGCTGATTGATAAGCATTACCTGTGATGATGTACTCATCAGCAAATGCTTGTTGCTTAAGATTTAATCTACTCATTTTCCACCACCTTTCTCCAACAATAAAAGGCTGCCCACTGGACAACCTGTAATAAAATATAATAGCAAGATAGAGTCGCGAACTCTATAACTTCTATTAGCGAAGTCGTTTCTATTCCTTGCTGTCAGCTCCAACCGCACTGACTTATTAATATTATTCGGAAACTGTACTAGTATTATCAATCCCAAATAATGTTGGATATAGCAAGACGAGGAGTCGAACCTCGCAAAGATATTATACCTAATATCCGCCAATCACTTGCTACGCTGGTTTTATCGTCCAGCAACGCTATTCCGCCATTAAATCGGACATTACAGTCAGGTTTAGTTCTGGTGCCTGTCACCCCTCGCTATGCTAGATAGCCACTAACTATGAAGCAAATTCAAACCGATACTTATGATATTTTGTGCTTTTGCCTTTTACTTCATAATACAAGTATATCAGCAAAAACAAGGATTGAGGTGTCAATTTTAGGCAATTTCGATTCTTTTTTTGCCTATTTTGTCCCTCTCAAATTAAGTGAATAACAAAATAATAGATGTCATTCCTAAATTTATAATAAGCAGCTTTAGCTTTCTTCTGTGGAACTTCAAATCCTTGAACATCCAATTCTTGCATTACTTGATACCAGTATCTGCCATTATATCCTTCACATTTTAGTCTTATTACCTCCTTTTCAACTTGAATCAAAGGTAGATACCAGATGTCTATTTGTCTTATCAATTCTCTTAATCTGATTAATTCCTCATCATTTTCAAGCGCTTCTTTATTTAAAACATGACTTTCAGGCTCCGAACCACCAGAATAAGCTGTGCGGATGCCTAAATTATCTACTTTTTGTTTATAAAGATATCTGCTTTCAATTGATTTTATTCTGGCTTCAAGTCTGCCATTAACGTAATCTCCAATAATTCTATCTAACTTATCTGCCATTCATCAAATTCTCCTTTTGTGGTATAATTAAGTTAGAAATTCAGTTGCCGAAGCCCATTGCCGTGGGCTTTTTTTTGTTTAATAGTGTATAATATACATTGGTCAAATATATTACACGAACTAAGTTGATAATTAGTTGCTCCATACTACTGACCAAGTGTGGAGTTTTTTAGTACCCAAACCATATAAAGCGCAATATTCGGAGTAATAACCCTAAAAATATTAAGCAAATTGCTATAAATAGCAGCCACACAAAGGCATTACCAATAATTTCTCCTGATTTTTTAAACATTTTCTCCTCCAGTTGAGTTTAGCGAATTCCTAGCTCAGTATGATATAATACGTGTGACCACAAAAAAATATAGAAAATATTTTTTATCACACCCGCTCGAACTTGGTCAGTTCGGGCTTTTATATTATCTTTTGTTAACAATAGTTGTTTTATAATAGTGTTATAATAAAATTGGATAAAATATAACTAGCGAATTTGAAATAACTATCCATGTCTCGAACTGGCCAACCGAGACTTTTTTGTTGCCATTTGTTAACGACAAAATAATGTTAATAGTGCTATAATAATCTTGGTCAAATTAATCTAGATTTTGGATTTATTTTACATTAAATTAGAACTCGGCCAGTTCATACTTAACTCTTGCTATTTGTTGTCTAGCAGGAGTTTTTTTGCGTTCAATCCATGTGTTTATCAAACCATTTTTCATGCGATTCTTTTTGAGATGATTTAATTTCATCAATTAATGTCATTTCTCCTCCAGTTGAGTTTAGCGAGTTCCTAGCTCAGTATGTGATATAATATAACTGACCAAAATACTAAACATAATATAATAATAATAATAGAACTAAGTTGTTTACTAACTCTTGCGCTCGAACCTGGTCAGTTCGGGTATTTTTATTTTGGTATGAATTATAGTTATATGTGCTATAATATTTAAGACCAAAAAAATTCGCAATATTGTTCAGTATTTCGCTCGAACTTGGTCAACTCGAGCTTTTTTATTATTATTTATTTTTCTTATGGTATAATGTAGTAGACCTAAATTTTAATAATAAAATTTAAACCTAGAACATATAACTCGAACTTGGTCAGTTCGGGTTTTTTTGTTATAGTTAAAGATTTTTTAATAAATCAAATTTCATAGTTATCAATTAATCAGTGGTATAATGAATGTGACCATTCAATAGTAACTAATAATTTTTACAACAATCGCTCAAGCTTGGTCGGCTTGGGCTTTTTTTGCGTTCAATTATCCTTCCATAAATAGAGAATCATAATTAAGATATAAAGAAATTGTCTTGTTTCAGCCAATCCCCAATTTCTAGAAATATGTTCAAATATGAGGTAAAAGACAGATACGCAAGTTGCTCTTATTAGTCCTTTGATAACCTTATCTTTCATCTCCACCTCAATCCATATTTTGATATGCTGCGATTAAAGAAATAACAATAGTTAAAATCCAATCGCTAGTTGTTGCATTTTTAAAAAACATACTAATCATATTAGAAGCAGTCATGAAAACAACTAAGAATATAACAAATTTTGTCAAGTAATCTCTTATTTTTTTATGCACTTCCTACCTCAATCCATATGTTTATCAAGCCATTTTTCAGCTTCTGTCATTCTATTACTTTCTTTTCTAAAACTGTGTTATTTATTTTTTGTTCATCCTCGGAAATCAGCCAGTCTTTCAATTCTCTTGCTTCATCGATTGTTTCTTTGCCGAGACCTTCAAAAACCATCCATTTATTACCATTCTTTTTTTCTACAAAATATTTTGTTTCACCACCTAAAGTTTTACCTTTGACAATTCTATAAACTTCTTTATTAAAATTGTTGTAAATTTCATCAGTGTCATTGATATTTTGAATATCTTCAATTTTTTTAGCTACAAGTAAATCTAAAGCCAGCTTCATGAATGCACCGCCTATTAAAGCTACAAACGTAAAAAATACATAATCTAGTAAATTCATACTTTCTCCTCCCCGAACACGTTCTCGGACTCGTCAAGGTCTGAGCGGTTTAAGCGTTTATCTGTAATGTAGCAACGCCGACAAAAGCGTTCTTCATGAGTGCCAAATAAAGAAACTCTCCATTTCGACCACTTATGCCCGAACAGCTTACACAAAAGTTTCATTTTCTATCCCTCCCCCACTTTCGCTAATTCACTCATCGCCGCTCCCTTCAAGTTCCGCATTCTCAGCTAGTACAACATCAATATTCTTCCCAGTTACTTTTTCGACATAATCAACTGCCAATTTATGAGTTTTAGCAAGGTCCGCAATTTTTTTGTCTACAAGGTTTCCAACAACAATATCTTGAGTGATAGATGCTGCAACGCTCGCTTCAATCAACGTCTGAATGCAACTATCAAGTTCTTTTTTCAGTTCTTTATTTTTAAGTTCTGCTTGTAAAATTTTCGAATTAAAATCTTTAAGCTCTTCTACTCGAATTTCTTGGAGTTTTTCAACCGAAAGTTTGTCAGTGCTGGAAGGTTGTTGATTTGCTTCTGCAAAAAATGCCTTGTTTACAATATCCATTATTTTTCCGCAATCAACTGAACCAATTCCAGTTTCTTCAAAATCCATGGCCACATCAATTGCTAAATTATTTATTTCATCTAGTGCTTCACGATAGATGCGCTCTTTTGCTGTTTCAGTCATTTAACCACCTCAATTCCGAGAATCACATTACCGTCAGGTAGTTTGTCTGATTTAAAAGCATTTTTCAAAACTTTAATAAAATCATCGTAACCATTACTTCTTCCTTCGGATTTAATAATTGGAAGTAGTTTATTCTCAAATGCTGATTTTCCTCCCTCATTTACTTCGGCGGCTGATAAAACGCAAGTGATTTTTGTTTTTAATCTGTCAGCATTATCTTTGTCAGTAATTTCAAGGCAACCCCAAGGCCCATCTCCGTCAAGAAGTACCTTATCTTCGGATTCATGATAATAATTTCCATAAGCGAAACAAATCAGTTCTAAATCGTCTCCAACTTTGAAGTCAGAGTCACTTTTGATAATCAAAATACTTTTATTTCTCTTTTTAGTACTGCTAAAAGTTGTTGTATTTACTTTATATTCTTTCATTCTCACACCTCCCCAGTGCTACCAAATCCGCCTGTGCGCTCTCCATTTGCATTGTCATCGTCTGTTTTAAGGTATTTGACAAATACCCCTTGCATTATTCTTTGACCTTTAGAAATGGTTACAGGCTCTTTTGAGATGTTCATAAATAAGCCTTTAAATTCTTGCGGATAGTAATCTGAATCGATAATTCCGACTGAATTAATCAATGCAATGCCACGCTTAACTGGATTACTTGAACGGTCGTATAATTTCAATACTTCATCATCTCCAAGTTGAACAGCTAGCCCAGTGCTTACCATTTTAATTTCATCAGGTTGAATCGTAACTGTTTCACTTGCTGAAATGTCATATCCTGCGCTATGTTCTGTCGCTCGTTCTGGAATAGTCGCATTTTCGTTCAGCTTTTTAAATTTTCTTTTCATTTTCCTTCCTCCACAGGCACAAGCTCATAGCTCCCAGTTTGCATGCTGTCGATTTCTTGCTGGGTGAATTTACCTCTGTGGCATCTGTTAAAAGTATGGTCGTATGGATATACTTCATCTACTTCATCCCGCATTAGCCACATACCTGTCAGCTTATTCTTCAAATAGAACAGCTGCGGTTTTTCGACTTCATATTTACCAGTGATGAATGCTAGTGAGAAAGTATCTGGATGTTTATCTCGCCACATAAGAGCTTTAATCATTTTATTTGACTTAATATCATCAATACCAAATTCAAAAAGTCTTTGAATATTTTCTAAACGATATTCATTAAATAATTCCGCCACACACTCAGGCACGACTGGCGGGGCTTGCTGTTCTTTTAATAAACCTACATTTTCCAATTCATTTAATAGATGTCGCATTTGCATACTACCAGCAGTATTTCCGTAAGATTTCATGCTAGCTTTTTCGTAGGCTTCTTTTTTCTTTTCTTCAAACTTAGTCATTTTTCGTGTCCTCCGTAAATAAATCTTGAATGATTTTTTCAATTTCTGATTTTTCCAATTGCTCTAAATGGAATCCACATACTTTAGCTCCATATAAAGTAAGAGCATGACGAACATTTTCAACCATGAATTCTTGCATTTGGTCTGATGTGAAGACATCAACTTCTTTGATATATTCGTTTAATTCGGACATATCTTTATAAAGCCTAAACTCGCCAGTAAAAATCTTTGTTCTTCCTACTGCTTCAATCTCGCTTAGTTTCATCTAGCTGCTCCTATCATTTAAAAATCGTCACTTTCATCATCTTCAAAATCATCCCAATCAATTTCAGACATTTTTTTATAAAAATCAAGTTGTTTTTGATATTCTTCGTCCGTCAATTCTTCGTTTGGATTGAAATGAAAATTTGCAGTTGTTCTTATACCGTATTTTTCATCAACTTCCTCAAAAAGTTCAGCTTTTGTTTTCATTCTCATCCCTCACTTCGTTGCATTGACAGCGTCGTCTGACAAATCTTTAGTCTGTTGTGCATCAGTCACAGCTTGAGATAGCTCATCAGTCTTTTGTTGAGCGACAACTAGCTTTGAGTTCAAATCGCTAACTTGTTGCGCCATGCTCGCCTTATCTTGGTTCGCTTGATTCAACTGATTGGTAACATCCGTTTTTTGCTGATTGAGTGCGTTCAGTTGATTTTGATAGCTAGCAGCTTGATTTTGCAAGTTTGAGTTATCTTGATTGATTTGGTCTTTCAACTGGTTAATTTTGTTGTTCAATTGATTCAATTGGTCTGAATATTGCTGTGAGCTATTATTAGCTTGTTTAAGCTGTTCGTTTCGGTCTAGCAAGCGTTGTTTCAAGATAGAGATATTCTGTTGCACAGCGACCATATTTTGATGTCCTGCCCACGCATTAGCTGCATAAGCTCCAAAAGTTGCTGAACCAAAGATTCCTGCTGCGACTACTGCTGTTGTGATTAATTTTTTATTCATTGTTTTTCCTTTATTTAAAGACACTGTCGTCTTTTCTTGAGTTTTCGATTGCCATTTGTGCTCTGATATTTCTTCGCAATCTACGCTCTTCTTTTGTTTCGTGCTTTCTTCGGTCACGATCAGTTATTTCATCAGAAGTCTTAGACTTTGAACCGCCATAAGGTTTCCAACCGGGATATTTCTCTATCATCGCTTTTTCATTTACGACTGCGATTTTGACTGCGTTCTTTTTTGGAGAATTGTCTCTTCCATTTTTAACCCATCCAGCGACTGAATGAGGTGAAACAAGAAGCATTTTCGAAAGCTCTTTTTTTGTACCAGTTCCCGTTTTTATCCCATTGAAATAAACATCATAAATTTTTTCTAACCTTGCCATCTCCTGCCTCTTTCAATCCACTTAGTTTATTTTTCCATTGCTCATGAAACCATTCGTCATCTTTGTCAGCGACTTTATGGTTTTTCAAGATATCCTTGTCTTTAAAATCTAGGACATTTTTTTCTTTTTGCGTTGTCATAATAACACCTCATATTTTAGCTTCTAAGCGCTTTTAGATTGTTCGTGATAAATTATCCACGAAATGGTTTAAGCGCTCAATGTAACCGTATTTTTCATGATTTAATGCTATTCTGTCAGTTCTTTCACTACTAACTCAACTTTCCACATCTTTGTATCTCCAGAAAGCCCACCATGCTCAAAGCTTGTTCTGCGAATAACGTTATAATTATCATCATTCCAAATTCCAGCATCTGTCAGTCCATCAATTAATGCCTTAGAAGTTGGTTCATAATTTGGTGGATCATATTTAAAGCGTTTAGGTGGATAAATTACTACGAACACATCGCAACGGTGCTTCTCATGGAATTGCTCAAATACTTCTTCTGATTGGTCTAGCCATTCATGAGCTGTTCTACATGCAATCCGTCTTAAACGCTGTTTAGTATTATTGGCAGCAATTCTTGAACCATAAGTTGTACCCTTATTATCATTATCATTTATCATTTCTTTTCTGAGAAAGTTAAATTCAAACTTCACTTGCTTCTCCAAATCTAGCAATTGCAGGAATTATTCCTGAATCTGTCAGTTCTTTATTTTTTTTCAAAAAATATTTCGGTTGCTTTTTCATTGTCAATACCTTTAACTATTGCGATAAAAGTGATAGGACTTAATACTATTTCCTCTTCATAAGCTTTTTCAACATATCTGCAGTATTGTTTATGGGTAATCCCAGGAATAAAGCTACGGTAATATTCTGATAGCCCATCATCAAGAGCACGTTTTTTAAGAGTCCAAGCCATTCATATATTCCTCGAATTCTTCCGCTGTCATTGTTTCTTCGTCTTTTTCAAATCTTTGATTAGACCATTCAGGAGCTTTTTTGACTGGCTTTTGCTGCTGAAATTTATTCTGATTGTTTTGAGATTTATTTTGAAAGCTCACTTCCTCAGCTTTTGCCTGCTCAAGTGTTTTTATTCCTTTGTTATTCCAAGATTTAAGGATGCCTTGTGCATATCCGTATTCTCGTTGTCTTTTTACTGCTCGTTTGACTGCTTCAATAATTAGCTCAAGGCCATAATCTTCTAAATCAGCTTTCAAGTCATCATAAAGAATTGGTTTTACTATTCCAAAGTTTGTTTGATAAAGTTCAATTAGATTTTTAAAATCAGAAGGTGGAGTAGATATTTCTTCTTCTACTTCTTTCTCTATCTTTAACTCTCTCTCTATCTCTAGCTCTAACTCTGGTGTACGTTTGTCGGACATTTGTCCAGACATTCGTCCATCTTCTATTAACAATCCTTTTTCTTTTGCAATTTGAGCGCGATAAATTTTCTTTCTATCAGCCTCCGTTGAGGTTCTACCAATGAAGTTTTGAATATCTAGCATATAAATTGCTCCGTTATCCATAACTTCAACTAGACCTAAATCAACAAACGCTTTAAGAGCTTTTTCAACTACACCGACTGGATGACGTACAATCGTAGAAAGCATTTGTGCATTGAAAGGTATTCGCTCATTGAACATCAAGCGCCCTTCATACTTTAAACTTCTTAAATAAAGTTTCAGTAAGATGTTACTGTAAATAATCCCATCTCCGTTATCCATGTTTTCTAAGATAATCATTTCATCAGAATCAAAGAAGTTTTCTTTTAATCTCATGTAGTAATACTTCTTGTTATCTGCCACATCCTCTCCTTCCTATAAATTTATTCAATATCATTAAACAGCATTGCTGCTGTATCGTAATCACAATCATATTTTTCCATGATTCGTTTTATCATGTATTCGTCATAGACCATCTTGACCTCCTACCGCAAAAGCGGGAGCAGTTGAAAGCTTGCTCAGGCTGACTAAATACGAAACCACCGCCCAAGGTAGTCTCGCTTAAAGTTGAATTATTTCTAATTCTACTGCATAGGTTTTATGAGGATTCCAGCTCTGCTCATAGGTTAAATGTTTTTAATTTTTTCCCATACTGGCACTTCTTTGATTCGGCCACCACTTTTTTCGATATCTTTTTTCCATTCGTCTTTAGCTTCGATATCTCCAAATTTAATATCAAATTCTACTAGAATTACCGCATGATATATTTGTTCTGGTGCTTGATATGGTGGTTCAGAATGTGATTGTTCAGTTTTTTTATCAAATTCTTCTTTAACATGTTCAACTACTTCTGGTTGAGATAATGCTCTTGCGTTTTCTTGGCCAACATGAGAGGGCAGAGCATTAAATGATTCTTCAAGTTTTCTTGTTTCGTATTCTTGCTGTTGTTTTTCAAGTTCAGCTTGTCTCTGTTTTTCAGCCTCTTTTCGCTTTTGCTCAGCTTCTTTACGTTGCTTCTCAAAAAGAACATCTTCGGTAATTACTGCCATTATTTCACTGACAGTTTTTCCACTATCAAGCATTCTAATATACGGTGTACTAGTTATATTGTTTCCGAAACAAAAGTCTGAAATACTTTGTTTTGCAGATTTGTATTCAGCAATCTTTTGCTTTTCACCATCAATGACATAAGTAATAGAATCAATAAGCTGTTTTTTAGGCTTAATATCATTAAAGTTTGATGATTTGGCCCAATCATCAACAAAGTTTTCAAAGATTCGTGAATCTACTTCTGTGTCTGTTGTCAGTTCAACCAATAATTCATGAACAACTTTTTTTCTTGCTTCTTTTTGCTCAGCTTCAATTTTTTTGATTCCTGCATCAATCGTTTCAATGACTTTTTCCATTGGGGCAATAGCTTTTTTGTACCAACCTTCAAACTCTGCGTAAGGGACATTAATTGATTTTTTAATCTCTTTACGTCTTGTTTCAATCTTAGTAATTAGTTTATTCAAGCTCGCCCGAGTTTTTTTATCAACCGTTAAATTTTCTACGCTTGGAACGTGGCCGGTATATTCTGCAACGACTCGATTGATAGATTCTTTGAATTTTTCTTCTTCAAGAATATTTATAACAGCTGGCTTAAACTCAATCTCGATATCTTTTACTTCTTCGTTTTCAATAACTTCACTCATTTTAGAAATCCTCCATAGTTACTTCTTTTGGCTCTTTCTTTTGGCTTTGAGCTTTTAATTCTTCCATCTTTTTCGCAGCATAATCATCTTTATCGAAGTTTTCAATCTGCTGTTGGTCAGGTATTTCGAGTCCTGTCACTTCATCAACCCTTTTTGCCCATTTCATATCATTTTCATCAACTGATACTGCTTCTTGCATTTCTAATGACATTGGGACAAATTTAAGAACTTGTTTAAGAACAGTTTTTTCTGCCATAGCATTAAATTCTGTGGACCATGGACTTGATTTTTTATTGTTATCAAGGTCATAGCTATAAGCCTTACTATATTTTTTTGCAAAACGTTCAATTTGTTTTTTTCTTGAAAATTGCTTAACTTCTCCACCATTTACAAGTTGCACATAGGCAAAGTAGCCTGCTACTTCGTCATTATCTTCATCTGGAATAATCGTTTCATCAATTGTGAATTCTCCAGTTATCTTGTTATATCCCTTAAATTCAGATTCATAAATCGTTCCAGTATTAACTGACTTAATTTGTCCGCTTCGTAAAGCTAATTGCACAAGCCCTTTATAACCAATTTGTAATTGTGCTTCTGTAACATTTACCCATTGGCCATTTTCTTTAAAGTTCCTTTTATAAGGGACTAAGTACGCAAAACCAAGATTAGGGTCAACTGTTAAATTTAATGCTGCTGCTTTCATAAGCGAAGTATATACACTTACTGGTGTAGCGTCCTTAAGTTGATAGTTATTTGCAACAGCCGTCAAAGCGCTCGTTACTAATGGAGCTGAATTTCTTCCAAGAGTTTCTGAAAGTTGTTGCATAATATTATCTTGCTTCAGATATTTTGATATTTCGGTTGCCATTTTTAAATTCTCCGTTTCTTATTTTTGTTGAAACGTGATATAATCTAGGTATAAAAATATATAAAGACACATCACGTCTTAGTCCGCATTCCAGTGCGGGCTTTTTTATTTTGCTACTGTTAACTTTTGACGAAATTCATCATTTTTCCGACGAATAATTAATTCTGTTTCTGCTGATTCAAGTTTTAAATATACTTCATCGAGCAATTGATCTCTTGTATCAATCATTTGAGCTTGTGTTGCGATTGTAGCTGACATTTGATCTACCAGGTCCTTCAACTCTTTCATATCACGGACTACATTATTGTAATCAGCAAGAATTTCTTTTTCTTCTTCTGTTTTAAATCCGAACATTTTTAATGTCCTTTCTATGTATGCGTTTTAATCCTCCGAGTGCTATAATTACTGTGAGCAGATATTTGCGGTATTTGCTTAGTTTTATGGAAAGGAGGTATGAGTGATGAAATTTTCACAAGTCCAAGATTTGGAATATCTTTTTAAGAGATTAAAAATTAATAAAAATATTGTTTTTAATTTAAATGGTAGGCTTGCTACAGCTAAATTTATAAATTATGATGAGCAAGGTTCTCCAATTAAATTCTATACTCGTGGAACATGGGTGGGATATCATAAAGAATATCGTTTTGATGATATTTATAATTCTTACTTCGACCATTTTGTAGCTTCTACAATTAGCTACGATAATCCTAGCTGGGTTAACACTCCTCTTTTTGCTTTACAAATTTTAAGTAATTTTGTTCAAGAACGAGAAGCTATCAAAAGTGAATTCAAGCATATACTTTATAATGTTCGATTTTTAGATAGTGAAGAAAGCTATGATTTCTATCTCGTAGATAATGATTATGATTTTGAAATACTTTCTCTTATTGATTAAGTTTCAACTCTAATTGGACACTATTAATTTTATGAATAGTATCTACTATTTCCGATGCCTGTTCCGTTAATTTTTGGGATAGGTTTTTTAATTCTTCAAGCCCTTCCGCTTCAATTTCAACTTTGATATTTACATTTTCCATAAATTTCTCTTTTCTAGCGGAGCACCGCATTTAATTTCTTTGCAATGAGTTTGATTGCTCGGATATTCTGTGTGATTAAGTCGTGAACCAGGTCAAACAGGATTTCACCCGTTTCTGGGTTGACTATGTATGTGTAAGTCATGAGTGCCTCTTCTTATTTGATAACTGATTGACGCTTTTTAAGTTCTTGCTTATACTCAGGAGTATTTACAAACTGCATGAAGTCTCTAATTTCTTTGTATCGAAATCTACGTCCATTCATGAAAATGCCAGACTTGAATTGCGGGAAAAGCTCCATCGCTTTTCTACGTCGATAAACAGTTTGGTCATGGATGGAAAACTTTTCTGCTACTTGCTGAGTAGTCAAGTAATCATCATCTTTATATTCCATCTGATTTCCTTTCTATTCTTCAAAGTCAAAGCTGGTTTGTGAGTTCAATCCACGAATTTCAAGCGTTGTATTGAATGATGGTTGCCACATATCAAGATATTCTGTTGCTTCATCATAACGGCTTAATGGAATATCGCTATATTTCACAACATCGAAGCGATTGTTCAAATCTTTATAAAATTCTCTGAACACCTTAGCTCCTAATTTTTTATGAGCGTTTGAATATTTACCGCCAGTAAACATATAAACTTTGCTTGCTACTTTCTTTTGCAAAACTTTAGCTTTATTTGATGGAAGTCCGAATCGGTCAGTTAAATCAAGAACTGAATTTTCAATTTGTTCGACCTTTTTGTTCAAGTTCACATTGCCTTGAGCAAGTAATGCAATTTGTTGTTCTGGAGTTTGCGGTAAAAGCTGTTGTTTGAGTTCTTTTTCAACTTCAATGAAATATTGACGAGCTTGTTTCCCTTTTTCGTTACGCTGAATCATGGAAATTTCTTTTGCCATGTCAATTTTTAACGCATGATCAACACTTGGACGACCACCTAGTTTTGAACTTTTTTGTTCAAAACCTATAAAATCAACGTTTTCAGTAAATCCATATTCTGCCATTCTTTCAAACCAAATATGATAAGGAGTTTTGACTTCTAAAAATTCATGTAGTTCACGACCGCTTACTACTTGATCGTTGTTTTCGTTTTGTGTGATTGTAATTAATTGATTCATTGTTTTCTCCTAATCTAATTCAATTCCTAAAATATCAGCAGCAAGCCAAATCTTTTGACCTACTAAGTCAGCAAATTCTTTTCGAGTGATTTGTTCTCCGTCTTCATTTTGAATTCCATAATCTGAGAAAGCTGCTTTTATTAATTCGTTCGCTTCAATAAGTGAAGACTTAACTGTTACTTCTTGTTCGTCATTTTCATTTGACGAAATTTTAATTAATTCGTTCATTTATGAACTCCTTTCTAGCTAGTTTTTTGTTGCAACTTGTCAACTTTTGTTGCAAAAAAATATGAAATATCAAAAAGCTTATTTTTATCAATACCAGTTGCCTTAGAAATTCTAAGAATCAACTCCCCATCCAGTTTAGAAGGTTTTTTTCGTAATCGATAAAGGTAGCTTTTATCTATATTTGATTTTTCAGCAATAGCTGAATACTTCATGCCCGTAGATTCTAATAACTCATCTAGTGGCTCATAAGTTTTTTTCTCTGCCATACTGGCTCCTTTCTTTTAAATAAAATTTCTGCATACGCAGTAAGGGAAGTTCAGGAATCGAACCTGTTCGCCAGTCTTCCCTGCTCACTGTGAGCGATATCATAACTCCGTGATATAATGTAAGTGACTAAACTAAAATTATATTGGAGGTTTTATGAACATAATTAATAATCAAGATGTTGAATCTATTTCTCGAATTTTAGGAGATAATTACCTTACTGGTTCTAAAATTGGGCGAATGCTCTATTTCCTGAAGCTTCCTGATCCATTCCCCAAAAATACAAAGTGGAAAAGAATTGAATATGCAATATTAAAAGTATCATCAAGAACACAGACTACGAAAGTTCTTTTTGACGTAATTGAATATGTTGCAAATCCTAGTAATTTTATTAATGATTCTAATGCTTGGGAGACTTTCCTATTGAGAATTAATTCAGTTCTAATTGCCAAAGGGTATCAGTTAGAAGACGATTCAAAAATCCATAGAACTGAAGCCACCTCAAGTTTTTCAGATTTACAAAAACGTTTAGAGACATTAGAAAGCAGAATTAAAGCACTTGAATTACACTCTGAAGTCACAAAATATTGCACTAAAGAATTAATACAAAAAGACTATTTTCACGCTGTGTTTGAATCTTGTAAAGGTTTATTTGATAGAATAAGATTAATTTCTGATTTGACCACGGATGGAGGTACTCTTATCAATCAAGCTTTCAACATCAATAAACAACCGCTAATCATGATTCAAGGGAATCCACTTAGAACAATTGATGAGAAAAACCAATATTATGGCCTTGTAAATTCAATTAAAACTTGCCTTTACTTATATCGTAATCATCAAGCGCATGTTCCTAGAATTTTTGACGATTTGTCACTCAATGATGCTATTCGTGGTTTAATGTCCATTTCTCTCGCTCACGAACTCCTTGATCATTGCGTTTTTCTCGTTGATTTTCATGAGTAAACGATTAAATCCCAGTGTTACTTCAGCAAGTTTTATTAGACTTTCATCAAATGACATTTCGGACGGAGTATTCGATAGATTTAAATGCTCATCTAATTTTGAATTAAGCTTTTCTGAAATTACATAGATAGTATCCTCGTAATTATTTCTTATCATACAGATCCCTTTCCGCCCCTCTGGGGCTTTTTATTTTAAATAACTTCTACAAATTTTCGTGTCAAAGGATTTAACCATGCATTACAGATATCATAGTTATTCAACCAAAAACTTTGAAATTCTTTAGAGTAACTTTCGAAACTTCTAAGGAATCTAGGACAATTACCGTGCGAACCAATACTTGCTGATTCTAATTCTTTAACAACCCAATTAGGAATTTGTAAACTCTCCATAATTTCTCCTGATATTTTTTATTTGCCAAACTTGCTACTTACGCTGAGTTGAATACAACGTGTAACTACATTCACAGAAGCTTCGCAACTGTTTTGTTTGTTCGCTTGTTTGACTTTATGAGTTAATTATAACATCGTTGTTGCAACTTGTCAACTATTACAGTTGCTTTTTGTCAACTTTTTTATTGCTTTTTGGCATCACTTACTATATAATATAAAGTATGAAAAATATAACATTTGCAGAAAGACTTAAAGAAGCAAGAAAAGCAGCTAATCTCTCTCAGCAAGCACTCGCTGATAAAATTGGTCGCACTAAGTCAACTATATCAAGATGGGAAAGTGGAGAAAGAAATCCTAAAATGTTTGAAATGGTTGAACTCGAAAATATATTAGGAATACAAGCAAGAGACTTGATGTTTGGTGAACAAGAAATAACCGATACAATTTTGCCTAAAATCAGTCAAGTTAGTTCTGAGCTTACTAAACCACGTCAAGAAAAAGTTCTAAACTTTGCAACTGCTCAATTAGACGAACAAAAGCTAGAGCAAGATAAAGTTAAACAAATAGAAGATTACCGTCTGAGCGATGAATATCTTGAAGAACAAATAAGTAAAGCTAGTGCCTATGGCGGCGGTCAGCTTAACGACAATGATAAAGAATTCTTCAAACGTTTGTTGAAAAATACTCTTAAAGAAAAAATTGATAAAGGCGATTTATGAGTAAACTTAGAGAGCTTTCTCGAGAGCTTGGTGCTGAAATTATATATTTCATTCCATCAGAAAATGATGTTGTATTAATTGATGATATTAAGGGATTGTATCTTCCTAAATATGATATTATCTATATCAGAGATGATTTGACGATAATAGAACAAGAAAACGTTATTCTTCATGAATTAGGCCACTGTTATTGTGGACACACCCATTATAATTGCCATTCTAAAATGTTTGGGAGTAAGCAAGAGGCACAAGCAGACCGATTCATGGTGGTTCACAGATTCAATGAATGGCTTTCTAAATGGGATTTTGCACCAGAACCAAATGAAATTAATATCAGTCAGTTCATGGATGCGTATGAACTCAATAATAAACTTAAGTGGATATGCGAATCAGTTATTGAAGAATATACCGCTGAATATCATGAAGCTATTTAAATAAAAACTACGAGCAATATCTTGAACCTCGTTAAAAGCTAGTTAGGAGAAATTTTATGAGTGCATTTATTGGATTAGTGGGTTTTTTGGCTTTCATTGTAGGTTTAGTAATGCTTATAATTAGCTATATTAAAAAGAAATCACATAAAAAACCTATGATAATACTTCTGATGGGCTTCCTGTTGTTTGTTATTGGGATATCTTTTCTTGGTGACTCGAAATCAAAAGAATCTAAAAAAACGGAAACTTCTACCTCTGTTTCTACTGCGGATACTAAAAAAGATGAAACTAAAGTTACTTCAAAAAGTTCTTCATCAAAACCGAAGGCTTCTTCTAAAACAGTTTCTGCAACACCGGTAACTTTTGAAGAACTTGTAAAAGCATACCAAGCTAATGGAGCTGCTGCCGATGATACTTACAAAGGAAAAGTTCTTGAATTCCAAGGCACAGTATCAAAAGTTGCAAAAGCTGTGTTTACTGGAACTGATGTAACAATTGATGCAGGTAACTTCACAGACAATCAATTCATGAATACCACGGTAACTATCAATATGCCTAATGACATTGCTAAAAAATTAACATCTGGTCAAACTTATACTTTTCAAGCAAAATTAAATGATGCTACTATCATGGATAGTGGCTGGGTTCAAAATCTCAGCATGAGTAAAGGAACAATAAAATAGAATAAACTAAAAAATCCACCCTATCTTTGGACGGACGAGGGTGGATTTAAACTATAAAGTAGTATAAAGGCTTCAATAAGCTTTTTTACTATACCATTCTATCAGAAATGAGGTATAAAAAGCAAATGTGGGTAGAAGATTTACCTAATGGCAAATATAAGTATTGTGAGCGCTATACAGATACTAAAGGTAAGACAAGGAAAGTATCAGTAACACTAGATAAGAATAGCTCTAGGGCGCAAAATGAAGCTTCTAGGCTATTATATTATAAAATAGATGCAAAACTTGAAAAAGAAAAACAAAAAGCTGAAGATGAAAAAAACAAATTAGCTTCTATCACTTTCTGGGAAGTCCAAGACGAATATTTTTCAATTTATGAAGAAACCGTAAAAGCTAAAACAGCCTCATTAAGAGATACTGCAAAGAAAAAAATTAGAAGTTTAGTTAGTGAAGATACTTTATTATCAGATGTTAACTCTGTTTTTATTTTAGAGATATTGGAAAAACTATATTATAAAGAAAATTATTCTTATTCTTATATCAAGACACTTAAGGCATCGTTTAATATGGTTTTAGACTACGCTATATCTAAAGAATATCTTTCAGTTAATCCTATTTCTAATGTTAAAATCAAAAAGAAAGTCTTGACTTTAGAACAAAGAGAAAAGAAAAAAGAAAAATATCTTGAGCGTAGCGAATTAAAACAAGTCATAAAAGATATGGCAGTAATAGATAAATCAACCTCACTGTTAATTGAATTTATGTCACTTACAGGTCTAAGATTTGGAGAATGTGTAGCAATTCAAAACAAGAATATTGAAAATAATGTTTTACATATAAATGGTACATGGGATAGTGTTTCTAACTCTAAAACAACAACTAAAAATATTTATTCAGATAGAAAAATCACGCTACCCAAAAGATGTCTTCAAATAATTGATGAATATCCTTTAAAATATCCAAAGGATAAAATAAGCAAAGATAATTATATATTTATTTATAAAAATAATAAACCATATAGCATATCTGTTGTGAATAGCAGACTAAAAAAAATAAATTCAGCAAAAAATTTAAGTACACATATTTTCAGGCATACTCATATTGCTTTACTAACCGAACTTGGAATACCGTTGAAGTCCATCATGGAAAGAGTGGGCCATAATAACCCTCAAACAACTCTTTCTATATATTCTCATGTAACCGAAGAAATGAGCAAGAATATAATCGAAAAACTAAATGAAATAGACCTCTTAAATTAG